AACGGAGCTAGGTCGAATCGATGCGACAATCGGAAGCCGAGCGACGCAAACCAGCGTTGACGCGATCGATGATTTCATCGATACCGAGGTGGCGGCGATCAAGGACAAGACTGATTTGATTGTGGCATTTCCGGCCAACTTCGGAAGTCTCGATATCACGGTCGGCGGGGCAATTGCAGAGCTTGGGGCTGGTGCTCTCACGGCTAACGGCGCAGGCGATTCGATCGAGACTTACGTTTGGGGTGCATTGCTTGCTAACCACACAGCAGCCAATAGCTTTGGGGCTCGGATCATTCGGTCGGCCAACTCGAACAACACGGTCCAGGTGACCGGCGGCGGCAGTAATCATATCTTCGCAGTGCTTCACGATGCCGAGCCGAATTCGATACCAGAAGATGCTTTTGTTGATGGTGCGTTGTCGGCTCGGGCTTTGGCAGCGGATGCGCTTGGCGAAATAGCCGATGGCATTTGGGACGAGGCGACCAGCGGACACACAACGGCAGGCACAACGGGCAAGGCTCTTATCGATTCAGGGGCAGCGGGTAATCCTTGGTCGACCGATCTTGCTACAGGGTACAGCGGGACTGAGGCGGGGAACATTCTAAATGAAGTTAAGGCCAAGACCGATACGATCACAGGCAATCAAACGATCAACGTCTACCCTGTGTCGGCGTCGACCCCTGAGAGAGTGGCCGGAACTACGATTACGTACTACCGAAACGAAATCCGATCGGTATCGGTGGTTACTGATTTCACTCTGACAAACCTAACCTTAAGCTTTACCATTGAGGATGCCGAAGGGACTGACCTACTGACGATTGCTAACGGCTCGATCACTCGATCGAACCAGACCTTTACCGTATCGATTGGTACGGACGTCACTGCGAGCGTCGGCAATAAGCGGTGGGCATTGCGTGACATTACCGGCGGGACCAACAGCGTAATAGCAAGGGGCGTCTTTAGCGTCCAGGAGGCAGCAAGCAATGGCTAAGCTCTGCCGATGCGGAAAGATTGTTGCCGATCGATGCGAGTGCCAGGGCGGTGCGAGTACGCAACGTCGAGACACTACGGCCGAAGGGCATGGCACCGATCACAGGCGAGCATCGGAACGGTACAGAGCAAAGCATCCATTGTGCGAACGGTGCGTTATGCTTTATGGGGCGATTGATGCCAAGCCGTCGGAGGACATGCACCATATTCACAGCATTCGGAACGCTCCCCATCTGAGGATGGACTGGAACAATTGGCTTGCCGTTTGCGGCCCCTGCCATGAGGCTATAGAGGGCCGAGAGCTAGAGGGTATGGAAATCAAAGCGTGGTCGGTGCGCTTGTATAGCGAAACGCTAGAGGCGTCCAGCGGGCCAAACCCGGGGGTATGCGAAAAGCTTATACCTTACGGCGTCGATCCTTCGTTATCGCTTTCGCGAGTCTCCGCAAAATTGGAGGTTTGAGCATGGTCAAGGGCCGAAAACCGCTTTCCAACGCTACCAAAGAGGCATCAGGTGCATTTATCAAAGACCCGCAGCGACGCAACGCAGATGAGCCAAAACCGAAACTAGGAAGGCCGAAGATTCCAGCGGCGGTGGAGGACGATCCGACTGCAAAATCCCGCTGGCACTGGGTTTGCGATCAACTCGAATCCATGAACCTCCTGGCCGTGACCGATCAGGGTCTAATCGCTGGGTATTGCCTTGATTATTCGATGATGCTTGCCTTGTGGGACACTATCAAGGGCGGCAATGTCTCGGATACGGATGAAAAAGGGCGGACTAAACTCAAGCCCGAGGCGAATCAATTCCACACCTACAGCGACCGGATCCTAAAACGGGAAGCAGAGTTAGGCTTAACCCCATCGAGCCGATCGCGACTCAAGGCCCCACAGACCGAAGAGGAAGACGAATTCGCCCAGTGGCTAGCGAGGTCAACAAGTTGATCGCAAGTGGCATCCCGCTACGTGTCGAGGACTACTGCCAAGCCGTCGAAGACGGTTCGGTAGTTGCTTGCGATCGCGTCAAGGATGCCGTCCTCCGCTATCGGCTGGACATGGGCAGGCAATCAACGCCGGACTTCCCGTATTACTTCGATGCGGTTAAGGCAGCTAGCGTCTGCGAATTCTTCCCGCTCATCCTTCGGCATTCGATCGGGGAGTATGCGGGCAAACCGCTGACCCTTGAGGATTGGCAGATTTTCGGGCTATGGAATATCTTCGGATGGCGGCGCGATGAGGATCGGACTAGGCGGTTTCGCAAAGTCTACTGGTCGATGGCCCGGAAAAATGGCAAAACTACATTCGTAGCGGGACTGTCTCACTACCTAGCGATGGCCGATATAGACCCGCGAACAGGCAAGCCGGAAGCTATCGGGCAGATCCTCCTGACAGCGACCAAGAAAGAACAGGCAAACATCGCTTACGGCGAATGCGAACGGATGGTCCAGCAATCCAAGACCATGCAAACGCGAACCGACATCCGGAACGAGACGATCACGTACACGCACAATGGCAGCTATATCCGCAAGGTATCCTCGGACAAGCCTTTCGACGGATTGAACCCGCATTGCGTAGTCATGGATGAGGTTCACGCATGGGGCCAACACCATCGGAAATTCTACGACACGATGGTTACGGGCAGCGGCTCACGGTCCCAGCCTTTGCATGTCATTATCACAACCGCAGGGGATGATAAATCCGATTTGTGGCTACAGGAATACAACTATGCTACCAACGTGGTATCGGGCGTTAGCAAGGACGAAACCCTATTCGTTCTAATCTACGAGCTAGACAAAAACGATGATTTCGAGGACGAATTGACTTGGATTAAGGCCAATCCGAACCTGGGTATTTCAGTTAAGCGGGAGTACCTTCGCGAACAGGTCAACAAGTTTCGCCACACCGCAATCGGACGGAATTTGCTCGATCGTTTCCACGGCAACCGTATCGTATCATCGACCGAAAAAGCGTTCGACCTTGAGGATTTTGAGCGATGCGTTAAGCCCTACTCGGACTGGTCGCAGGCCGACGGCTACGGGGCTGGCATTGACCTTGGAGCACGCGACGACTTAGCGGCTTACGCTCTTTGTGCTCGATTCCCGATCGACATTACAGACGACGGTAAAACAATCTACCGCTATGAAATTCGGACCAAGGCTTACATCGCGGCGAATTGCAATCGCGACTTGACGGCGATGCCTTTTTCGCAATTCATCTTCGATGAGGAAATAACCAAGGCGACCTATCCTATCGAGGATCTTACCGAATCGCTCTTGGCAGACCTTGAGGCCAACGACATTGGGACGGCGGCGTATGACCCATACAACGGGCAGCAACTCGGAGAAAAGCTAACTAAGGCGGGCGTCGTCGCGGCTCGAATGGCGCAGAACCAAGCCAACTTCAACGAGGCTATTCGCGGCTTTATCGACTTAATGAAAAACGGGCGGCTAGTATTTGCCGACTCAAAGCTACTACGCTGGTGCGCGAATAACGCTATAATTGCCAAGGATCGGCAAGATAGGTGGATGTTTGACAAGGCCAAAAGCAAAGACAAGATCGATCCGATCGTTGCGGCGGTTATGGCTTATCGAATCGCAAGCCTACAGCCTGAGCGATCAACCGGGAAACTTTACGTCATTTAGGAGCGAATGAATGGACATGCTTTCTCGATTGGTTCAATGGGCTGGATTCGGCTGGGATGTTAATCCGGCTAGGGTCGGCATCAAGGATGCAATGGGCATACCTCCGGCGTTCTTCGCCCACAACAAGCTTACCGGGGACTTTGCTAGGCTACCGATCGACGTAAAAAAGGTGGTCGGCAAAGGAGCTGAAAACGACCTCAAGCATGATGGCTACAGGCTACTGAGGAAACAGCCAAACAAGATTCAAAGCCCCACGGTATTTAAGCAGCAGCTATTGAGCCATGCAATCATGCGGGGCAATGGCAGAGCGGCAATTATCCGCAACGGCAGCGGCGTCGAGGAATTGATTCCTATGATGCCTGAACGAACCTGGACGGTAATTCATGAGGGCTTGAAGTACCATGCCTACAAGCCTGAAGACCAAAACAAGACCGAGCTATTCGATACCTACGATACCGACAATAACGGCTACATCGTATTTCGAGACTCCGACGTTTTGCACATAAGCGGCTTTTCCTGGAATGGCGTTGACGGGCTAGGATTGCTGGACTTGGCGAACGTGGTTTTTAGTACATCCAAAGAGGCGATAAAGTTCCAGAATCAGCAAATCGCAAAAGGCTTTCGGGCTAAGCTATTCCTGGAAGCCCCTCCGGCAATGTTTCGCAGCGAATCCGACGCAAAAAAGTTTATCGATGCGTTTAATGCGTCCGAGGCAGGATCGGATAACGCTGGCAAGGCTGGACTATTGCGCGAAGGCATCAAGGCCAACGCGGTTTCAATGTCCAACTCAGACGCTCAATTCGTCGACCTGCAAAAGTTCAACCGAGCGGATATCGGTATGCTCTTTGGTCTTGAGGGAATGCCCGGCGATGGCGAAACGGATTCGTACAACTCCAGAGAGCAAACGCAGATAGCTTACCTTCAATGCCTTGATCGATGGCTAGTCCAGTTCGAGGAGCAATGCGATATGAAGCTCTTGACCCCACTGGAAATCAGAAAAAACAAAGCGTACTTCAAGTTCAACACCGGAGCGATCCTGAGAACCGCCCTAAAGGAAACCATCGACGCGTTCTCCGTGGCGGTATCGTCGCGGATTATGAACCCCAACGAATGCCGGTCTAAGCTAGACCTGAACCCCTATGAGGGCGGCGAAGAATTCATCAACCCGAACATTCAGCGATCGGGTGACGATCCGGAGCCCGAACCAGAAGACACGCCCGAAGACGACCAAGAGGACACGCAAGAGCAAGCCCGAAACGATCGAGCCGTCGAGCAGATGCTTCGGGGGCTTATCAAGACCGAGGGCAATAACGCTATTAATGCATCGAAAAAGGCTCAGTTTGTCGCTTGGATCGGCAAAAAGTACCCGCAATGGGAAGCGAAATTGGCCGACAGTATTGAAGCGATCGGGCTTGACCGTGACCTAGCAAGGATTCACTGCCAGGAATCAACGCGAATCCTAGCGGGATTGGCGGCTAAATACGGTGGTGAATCGCTTCAAAAAGCCGTCGAAACTGAGGTTAAAACGTGGGAAAATCGTCTCTTTAGCTTGAAAGGCTTGCCAGAATGATCGAAGTATTCAACGAAACCAACGAAATCCACCTATCTGGCGTCGTCGGCGATGGATGGGCAGAAGATCCGATCACCAAAGACGGCGTACTAAAGGCCCTCAAGGCTTTCGGCTCGCAAGCGGTGACTATTCGGATCAACAGCCCAGGCGGCGCGGCCGATGAGGGGATTGCGATCCATAACCTACTCAAAGACTACGCAGGGGAGGTTACAACCGTCAACGACAGCCTTGCAGCGTCGGCGGCTAGCGTGATTTTCCTTGGCGGGTCCAAGCGGCTCATGGGTGATGGATCGCGGATTATGATCCATCGAGCAATGGGCATGGCTTTCGGAAACGCGACCGAAATCAAAAAGACGCTAGCGGCACTCGAAAGCTACGATCAATCCCTGGTCGAAATCTACGCCGATTTTCTCGGGAAGGATCCTGTCGAAATCCTAGCCATGATGGATGCCGAGACATGGTACAACGTCGATGAGGCTATCGCTTCGGGCCTTGCAACGGCTCGCTATGGCAAAGACAAAGACGACCGGAAGAAAAAGAAAATGGCATCGCAATTTGACCAAGCTAAAGCGAATTTACTTCAGGCAAAAATGGCTCAGTTTTCAAAACACTTGACAAGCCCGGGCCAGTAGCCTAGATTTATTGCGTCGGCCAGAAGTGCCAACAACTCTGCAACTTATTAGCGGCAGTGACACACGGTAAAAACGATTTTGTTTCCCGTGGCAGTCATGCCGCTATCTTGGTTTAACGACTGCCACACAACCCACAAAGGGCAGTCCAAGTGAAGAGTGCAACGCAGCTACAAAAAGAGATCGAGGCTCTACAAGCCAAAGTAGGAGCGATTCAAGCAATCGCCAAAGAAGACAATCGAGAGCTTTCGACCGAAGAGCAAACCGAGATTGATTCGATCGTTGGCGATGACAAGAACCCTGGCCAAATCACGGCTCTTGCAACGCAACGCGAACGAGCGATTCGGATTGAATCCGCCGTCTCGAATTCGGTTCGACAGGTCCGAGAGACCCAAGCCGACTCCGAGATGACCGGCAAGCCGTTCAAGATTCCAGCGCAGGCAAAGGCCCACAAGCCCCTCGTCGCCTTCAAGGGCGAAGATGCCGAATTAAACGCCTACCGAAGCGGCAAGTACATCCTTGCGACGATTTACAAGGATGCCAAAGCTGAGCAATGGTGCAAGGATCACGGCGTTCAAGCAGTGATGAGCGGCAGCGACGACCTCCGAGGCGGTACGCTTGTTCCCCCTGAATTCGAGAACGCCGTTATCGCGTTGTTCGAGTCCTACGGCGTGATTCCGCGATATTCCAGGCTCTATCCGATGGCATCGGATACCCTGAGCGTACCTCGGCAATTGTCAGACGTTACGGCGTATGCTGTCGGCGAATCTGACGAAATCACGGCAAGCGATGCGACGTTCAGTCCAGTCAATTTGGTCGCTCGCAAGTTCGGTACTCTTACCAGGGTGCCAAGCGAACTCAATGACGATGCAGTTATTTCGATCGCTGAAATGCTCGCTACGTCGATCGCTCGGGCCCAGGCACTCAAAGCCGACACGGCTGGATTCTTGGGCAACGGCGAAGCAACGAATCACGGCGTACAGGGGCTAGCGAACGTGCTGAATGCTGGATCCGTTGTGACGGCTAGCGTCGGCAATACGATGGCAACGCAAACAATCGCGGTGTTTCAAGAGGCAGTCGGAAAGCTTCCTGACTTCCCTGGAATCAATCCGGTGTGGTTTTGTCACAAGGCGATTTGGTCCAACGTCCTCGGGCGTTTGCAACTAGCTTCCGGTGGCAACAACAAAGACGACCTTGGCAATGGTCCGGTAGTTCAATTCCTTGGCTACCCAGTTGTTTTCGTCAACGTAATGCCCAAGACGATTACCGGATCGTCCAAGTTTGCACACTTCGGAGACTTGGGCATGTCGGCAACGCTCGGGATGCGTCGTCGGCTGTCGATTGCTGCGGACGCTTCGCGGTACTTCGAGCTTGACCAAATCGCTTACAGATCCACCATGCGATGGGACTGGAATTGCCACGAGCGCGGAACGGCTAGCGAAGCCGGTCCAATCCTGACGGTCCAAGCAGCAGCCTAATTCACAACCAACAAAGAAAGACACAGGTGACATTTTGAACGACTTGCAACACTGCAAATTTGTCTCGGCGGTCAAGCCGACGGCCATCACGGATAACGCGACGGCTACGGCTGACGTTGTTGACTGTCGAGGCTTTGATTTCGTTACGTTTGTGGTCCAGCTAGGGGCCACTGACATTGCATTGACGGCATTGAAGGTCCAAAACTCGGCAACGAGCGGCGGCAGCTATGCCGACATTACCGGAGCCACCTTCGCAGGCGGTACTGGGCTTGGCGGGGCTACGCTTGCCTTGCCAAGTGCGACCGATGACGGCCAAACCTGCGTTTTCCAAATCGACCTTCGCGGGCTCGATCCGTTTCTGAAATTGGTTGTAACTTTTGGCGATGGGTCAACGGGCGGTTTTTCCGCAGCGGTTGCGATCTTGAGCCGAGCAAAGTTCCCTCCGATCACATCGACCGGAATGGCAGACGGTGACGTTTGCATCGTGGTCTAATGCGAGTCGAGCTACTTAAAATTTGGCAGGGTTTTCCAGTCGGCCATAGGCTGGAAGACCTGCAAGACGGCGTAGCGTTGATACTGATCGAAAGGGGCATCGCCAGTGCGATTGATACCGGAGTTAGTGACAGGGCCGACAGCGGACCCGATCACATTAAGCGAAGCGAAAAAGCAGCTAGAAATCGGCATAAGTGACACGACCCACGATACGCACTTGGCAGGCTTGATTCAGGCGGCTAGGGAGCAGTGGGAGCACGATACCGATTCGGCTACCTGTTTCGCTACGTACCGCATCCGGCTTGCGCAATGGGCCGATGGCGTCGAGCTACCAAAAAGCCCGATTCACTCGATCACCTCGATTCAATACTACGATGGGGCCAACACGCTCCAGACCTATCCGGCGAATCAGTACCAGTTACACGTTGACGCGGTGAGGCTTGCTTATTTGCAAGTCTTGCCCGGGACGGTGGCAAGGTGGGACGCCTGGACGATAACCTACAAAGTCGGCTATTCCGAAGACGGCTCAAAAGTGCCAGCGATCGCCAAAAACGCAATGCTGATGCTGGTCGCTCATTACTTTGAAAATCGCGACATGCTAATGTCCGAATCAATGCAGACTATGAAGCCCTACGAGGCCTTGGTTCTTCGATACATGCGGAGCAGCTACCCGTGAGGACAAAGAACCAGCGCACCGGGGCCTTACGGCATCGATGCACAATTCAACAACCGACAGAAACGGTCGACGCAGCGGGCCAGCCTGTAGTTTCGTGGGCGGCTTACGTTGTCGATGAGCCTTGTCAGTTCACGCCGACGGCAGGAATCGAATCGATGAGGGGCCGACAACTTGAGGCAGGCACAAGGGCGGTTTTTCGAGTCAGATACCGATCTGGCTACACGGTTCAGATGCGAGTTGTTTACCAGGGCGAAACCTACGGGATCACGGCCGTAAACATGGTCGATGGCTTGCGAAACTACATCGATATAATCTGCGCGGCGGTGTTGCCATGAGTACCAAAATCGAAATCAATGAGGATCTTATCAAGCAGATCGGCCAAATCCCCTTGATGCTTCGCAATGCTCCGTTTGGTCGATGCCTTGGAGCCTTTGCAAAGCCTGTTGCGGCGGCTTGCGAGGGTCACGCCCAATCATCGAGGGCTACAGGATCGCGGCTAAAGTGGTCCAAGAAATTCAAAAATAACGCAGCGTTCCAAAACGATTCAAGGCAGCATTTTAGCCACAAGGTTTTTAAGGGCGGTATCGGCGTTGTCACTGGAGCGACCTACCCGAAGGGCAATAAACAGCAATTCGTCATGCCATACCGCAAAGGCGAAAGCTACACGCGATACCATTGGGGCAAGCCTGGATCGCCTGTGATTTATACGGGCCGATCCGGTCGGCAATACACCCGAATCAACCGATCGAAAGCGACGGTCGCGACATTCCCTAAAGAACAACGCGCACCCATGCGGGCTTACCGCCAAACCTCGGGAACTGCCGAAGCGGCTTTTGTCGATCAACTGCAAAAGGAAGTAAAGGAGCTACGAATTGGCTAAAAACCTTTCATTGACCGGGACAGTCACGATTGCATCGAGCGGGACCGTATCGACGGCAATTACCATCGAGGGCGGTCGGACGGTGCTTGCACTCAGGACGCCAGCGACGCTAACCGGGACCGAATTCAAGTTCCAGGCCTCGACCGATGGCGATAACTTTTTCGCCTTGTACAACGGATCGACCGAATACGCGGTGACTGTTGCGGCGTCGCGGTACATCGCTTTAAATACCGAAGTGATGGCCGGGGTGCGATTCCTCAAGGTTGTCAGCGGGTCAAGCGAAGCGGCAGCAAGGACGATTAACATTGTGAGCGGGGAGCTGTAAATGTCGGCAATCGGCGAAGCATTGCGAACCAAGCTACTAAGCTATTCGGCGGTATCTACGCTCATCGGGCAGCGTATGTATCCCGATGCGTTGGTTCAAAACGCAACGCTTCCAGCCGTGGTTTACTACGTCACATCGACCGAACGCGAAAGCCACCTACAGGGCCTCAGTAAGCTAGCTCACGCACGATTTACCATTGAATGCTACGCACTGACGCGAACTACGGCAAGTTCGATCAGTCGAGCCATTAGGGACACTGGAATCGACGCCTTTCGGGGCGTTGTTAGTTCGCACACCTTTTGCGGGATCGATTTTGATTCCGGTGATGAATACATGCAGGAGCCGCCAACAGACGGCAATCAAGAGCACAGGTACATAGTTTCGTTTGATATGTTGGTCCATTACAAGGAGCCTTAAACATGGCAGCATTGACAGTTGCAGATACCGGACTCGGAGCGACCATTTCGGGGACCGGATTGATTACTACTCAGGTTGTTTCGATCGGCGAAATGACGATCAGCGTCGATACGCTCGACATTACGAGCCTGGACACAACCGGCTTTGAAGCCCTTCGGCCTTCGGACCTTCGCAAGAATCCAGAGGTTGACGTTGTGTTTAACTGGCTTGGGGCGGCGATTCCGATCACTACCGCGATGATTCCAACCTCGGAGCCTTACGCTGGAATCTCCGTTACGATCACTCTTCCTGGAGCCGGATCGCTCCAGGGGACGGCTTTCGTCAAGGAAGCCAAGACGCCAAAGCTTGCCAAGGGCGAGGTAATGAAGGGCAGCTACAAACTGCAATTCGACGGTGCCACTGACGTTACATTTACTCCTGCGTAAGGAATGATCGAAGATGGTTTTTGAATTGAATCGCCAGCGCGGAATATCGTTGGCTACCGGGATCGAGCGGGATTTGAATCAGTGCCAGATCCGCGTTGGCGGTAAGCTTGTTGGTTATTTGCCGTTTGGTGAATCGCCTCAAATTCAAGCGATTTTTGAATTCCCGCATGATGCTTTGACGGCTGAGGAAATCGCATCGCTCGGAGCACAACTCGAAGCGATCCAAGGCTATCCAGCCAAGGTTCAGCCGCCTGAGCAAGTTTCGCGCACCTTCGTTAAGGCAGCACTCGAAGCAATCGCACAAGCAAAGGGCGAAGAGGACGATGAGTAACCAAGACGAATTCCTTGCACTGGCAAGGCGTGATTTGGCCGTCGAGCCGGTCACGGTCAAGGGCAAGCAGTATTTCATCCATGAGCTATCCGAATCGGATGCGGCAAACATGGAAGTCGAGCTACAAACCAAAAAGGGCTATGACTGGACAGCACATCGGCGGGTGATGGTTGCCTACTGTCTTCGGGATGAATCAGGGCAGCGGGTTGTAACGGATCCTAACGTACTGCGAGACCTTCCGCGTTCGGTTGTTGGGCCTCTTTACGATCAATGCTTGGATATCAACAAGTACGACCAAGGGGAGATCGAGGCCTTAGCAAAAAAATCAGAAAGAGCCGACGCCTGAAAGTGGCGTTTAGGCTCTGCTTGAAATGGGGAATCCAGGATCCGGCGGCGTGGATGCAAAGTCTACCCGCTGGGGCTTTAAATCAGTGGCTAGCGTGGGACATGGTGGAACCGATGGGGGAACGCTGGATGCAGACTGCGAAGCTCTTAGAAGCCCTCTATTTGCCCCTCTACGCACGGGCCGATGAAGAACCGCCTGACGCATCGGATTTTATGCCGGATCGCTTCTATAGGCCCAAGGTTAGCGCAGCCTCGATTCTCAAGCAATCGGCGGAATCCTGTAAGGCGATGGCGAACCAAGTGAAATCGATGTTCGGATTCGGAGGCAAGTAGCTATGGCGCAAACGATTAACGTAGCGAATATCCGAATCGGGATGAATGCCGACGGCGGCGAGTTCATGCGAGGCGAACTTCGCAGCATTACGTCGATTCTTAAGCAATCTGAAACGCCTCTCGATAAGTTCCATGAGCAGATGAAGCTCATGGACAGGGCTTTCAAAGAGGGTGCGATTAGTGCCGAGCAGTTCGCCCAAAGCGAAGAGTTCTTAGCCAAAAAATTCGGCGTTCTTACCTACAAAATGGAAGAGCAGCTACAAGCCGAAAAAAAGCTAGCGGACCAAGCAATCAGGACGGCAGAAGCGAAAAAGGCTCTAGCCGACAGCGCGGCAAGGCTTGAAAGGATCATCGAGGCAAGCCACACGCCATTTCAACGGATGGCCCAAGACGTTGCATTCCTGGACAAGCAATACCAAGCGGGAAAACTTGACGCGAACACGTACAACGCGGCGGTGGATGCTCTAGCCAAGAAACATGGCGTAGCGGCGATCTATGCCGATCGAGCGGCAGAGGCGAACCGCAAGCTAGCTCAAGCGGAAAAAGAGGCGGCCAATTACGCCAACTGGGTAGCAGACGCCAATAAGAGATTCGCAAGGGAAACCGAAGCAGCAACGGCGGCGGCAAACAAGCAATCCCTGGCGATGAATTCTCAAGCGTCGTCAATGCGATCGCTACAGATGATTGCGAACCAATACATCGGCATTGCGGCAGGGTTTCAGGCAATCAAGAAATCCGTTTTGCTTGCGACGGAACTAGAGAATAACGCGATCGCTTTCGAGGTTATGACGGGCTCGGCATCCAGGGCCAATACGCTCCTGAGAGAATTCAAGCTTCTCGACGTTGAAAGCCCTTTGAATTACGGCGAATTCGCCAGGGCCGGGCAGACGTTGATGCAGTTCGGCGTTGAATCGACGCGGGTATCTCAGCACCTTGAGCGGCTAGCAGCGATCAGCCTTGGCAATCGCGACAAGTTCCAAAGCCTTTCGTTGGCATTCGGTCAGACCCAAGCAGCGGGCCGATTGATGGGGCAAGAAGTCTTGCAAATGATCAACAGCGGGTTCAATCCGCTGCAGGAGATCAGCCGGACCACTGGTATCAGCATGGTCGAGCTAAAGAAGCGGATGGAGGACGGGCAGATATCCGCTGAGATGGTGGCCAGGGCATTCCAGACGGCCACGTCGGAAGGCGGGTTGTTTTACGGCATGAATGAGCGGCTGTCTCAATCTATGTCGGGCCAGTTCGCCAAGATGGAAAGCGAAATCAAAGCGGCGGCGATCAGCCTTGGAACCGACTTGATGCCGATGCTCAAGCAAGTTACTGGAATGCTTCGGGAGGGCATTGGAGGCGAGGGCGGCGGCGAACGTGGTATTGTTGGATTCAACATCAAGCTAGCCTCGGATGCTTACGCTTCGCTTTTTGCCGGGATCGGTACGGGCATCGAGAGTGCGTCCAAGTCAGTTCGTAATCTGGACCTAACTTCGGGCCTTGTCGGCGCGGTGATGGATGGCCTCAATGCGACGCTAGACAAGAGCCAAGAAATCAAAGACGCGGAACTAGACCGGGAAGCGGCGTTGATTAGGGCGGCCAACCAAGAGGGCGAAATAGCCAAAAAGAAAGCCGAGCAAGTCGAGCAATCAAAGCGACTGGCCGAAGCTGAAATGGAGCGAACCAGGGCCGAAAATCTTCGAGTGAACACGCTCAAGTCTGATATCGAATTCCAAAAAAAGACTTTTGGCGACCTATCCAAGTTACGCGAAGAATACGACAAGCTCACACTAGGCGACGATGAAGCAAGGCGGCAAAAGCAGGCCCGCGACGGGTACAAGCAGCAAGACATCGAGCGTTTCGACAACATGAAAAAGCTAGTGGACGCGGAGAGGCAACGCAAAGACGCGATGAGCGAATCGGCAGCGATCGAAAAAGAAATGATGAGCGACAAGCAAAAGGCTACAGCGGAAATCCAAAGGTTACGGGCTTTGTTTGCTCAGTTGACGCCTGAGCAGCAAGCCGGATCGATGGGGCAGGCGAACATTGCCAAGCAGGCTCAGGTCCAGCAAAAGCTATCCGACCCGGCGGTTGACATTGCCAAAAACATCGCCCCTGCCCTCAAAGCCGGATCCAAAGAGGCGGCAGCGTTCCTCTTGTCTCAGCGAACCGACGCAGCCGAAAAAGCAGAGCGGAAGAAATGGCAGGATTCGCTATTGCTCGAAGCGCAAAAGGCTAACCGATTAGCAGAGACTCAGCAGCAAGTAGCGAGGGCAAGGTAATGTCTAACGAATTGGTCGGCGCGGAACTTCGCAAGGGTTCAGGTTTTGCTCGCAAGGGCCAAGGCTTTCAACTCATCCTCGGCGAAACTTGGAACTACCGGGTAAAGACCGATCAAGTTACATCCAACCGCCAAAGCATCCTCTATGATACGCCTGGACTCCCTCGGGCCGGATTGCTCTACGGGCCACTAGGCTTGATTTGCGATAGCGTGGACTGCGATCGAGAGGAAAAGCACGCTCTTTACTGGAATGTCACGGCTCGATTCCAAACCGGGACGGAAGAACAAAAACAGAACAGCGAATCCAATCCAGACCCGGCAACGTGGATACCGATTTTCAAAATCGATTCGTTTGTGACGAAAGAAAAGGTTCTAGCCAAGGATCGATCAAGCCCATCTAAATACCCGGTCAATTCAGCGGGTACGCCTTTCGACCAACCGCTAACCGATACATCGAGTTTTTGCCAGTTCTCTTTCGTGCAGTTCGACGACCCAGGGCTAAAGCTAAAAGACTTCCTCGACCGAAACGACATTGTAAACACAACGGCATTCACGGCTCTCGGCCAGACGTTTGCGGCTAGAACCCTACTCCTGGAGGTTCAAGAGGCCGAATTAGGCTCATATGCGGGCTATGCAGCGTGGAGAGCCAAATACAAGGTCACCTATGACCCTGACACGCACGATGAGAAGCGGGCCGACATTGGGCCGTTTTATCTCGACGGTGGCAATAAAGTGCGATACATGGACGATACTAAGCACTTCCCAATGATAGGGGCCTTAAACGGATCAGGGGCAAAAGCGGCGAATCCAGCCGAGTTGGTTTTTCGGTGCAAAAAGGAAGTCGAATTCTCCACCATAATCAGGACTTCCTAGAATGGCCGATACAACGCTTTACGCTTTTAACAATGCCGACAGCCAGGCCTTGCTTGGCATGATCGGAGCGACGAAGCCAAGCGGCTCTATTAGTTCGGATTTGGTATCAACTGCCGATATCCTTGTGGCTGTGGCTACGTCGGCGATCACGGCTAGGGCGGGAACCACGTTGGGCGTAGGGACGGCATCGGCAAAGCAGATTTCGGATGCTAGGGTATTGTCAAATTTGTTCGGGTCAGACATCGAGGTTTTGAACGCTGGATCGGCGATACCAAACGGGGCTAGTTTGATTTGCTTTCGGGTTGGTAATCGTTGGCTAGCCGTGGAGATTTGCTAAATGGGATGCTTCGGTAAGTGCGGTTGCCCATGTTGCTTGACAGGTGCTGAAATACCTTTCAGCGGCGTCAAACTCAAAACCCCTTACGAAAACTGCAACGGCAGTCCAGGCGACCCGGTTTACCCTCAATTTGGAATCAACCCGAGTGAAACAGATTGCTGTTTCGAGGGGAGGTTTTTGTTGCAGTGCCAGCCGGTTTCCGAAAGCTGTAGCCTTTGGGCTAAAAGGGTTGTTACCAATTCATTTACGGTAAACTACTACCAAAAAGAAAACGCATTTCTGACGACTACAGACCCCGAGCCGGAGGGGTGCTGCGAATGCACCCTGGTTCAATCGAAATCTAACTCAGGGACGGCTACGGCAAGGCGGTTTTTTGGCACGAAGCGAACACTAAACGCGATCAAGATTACGATAGGAAAGACGCTTATAAAGTGCGACGGGGACGAAGAGCCGACTTGCAAATACTACATAGCGGCAACCTATGAATTTATCGTCGAAGAGGGGATGAGCCCACAGATAGACCACTCGGTATCAGCCCAGTCTTGCACAGGTGTTTTTCGCCCGGGCGATTGCTCCATCTCCGCTAGCTGGTCTACTGAGTTCGGCGAAGATACGGACACTTGCCCGGATGATGCAATTCAATACACCGAACTAAGTACGGTCGAAATCACGCGGGCTAAATTCTTCGATGAATTGCCGACGGGAGAAATCGAGATCACTGCCGATGATGGCGTACCGTTTTCGTGTTGCGACGGGAAAGTTAATTGCGGCATTTCCCAAGTACCTTGCGGGCTAAATATCGGCGGCAGCAATTGCTTTGGCAATGTACCTTTGTACGACGAAGTTGAGTTCGGCTACTTGTCGGTTTGTAATTTGTTCTTAGATGGGGGTCCATTGTGGCTAGACGAAGATACCGGAGAGCTAAAGTGCTTTGAGGTTCAAGCAAACGGAATGTACGAACCCGCTCCTTTTACATCTACCTGTTTTACCAGAGTCGCGGAATCTGGGTGCTATTCGCCAGAGCCAGAATGCGAAGGAACTACGCTAGGCGTAGATCGATTCGTTAAGGATGCTTACGACTACACAGCCAACCCATTGGGCAACGGACTCGAAGGCGGTAGTATGTGCAACGCTCTCGATGTTGACTACGTGAATCCTGGAAACGTAGCGGGCGCAGACTGCGACGGGAGTACACCCCCTCCAGGCCTTTGCACTGTACCGAATTGCTGCGTTAGCTATATCGACAACGGCTTTTCGATCGAGACAAACTGCCAGTACCTAGGGCAGTTCTGCGGGCGAAAGATCGTTGATTACGAATGCGATCACGTCAGGACTGATTACTCTGCCGGGGCGTTTTGCTTGTCGCTTCCAACTGTCACGCTGGAGCTTGTCTAATGTTTCCAAGGGACACGCTAAAAGGTTTTAATCTATCGTCGACAATAGGGACAAGACCAAGGTCAGAGCCAAGGATAACGATTAGTGGCGTGGTGATTGAGCGAAAGCCTAACCCTTGGATCCTATTGCACGATGGCAGCATAAAAACCATCGAGCAGCTAACCGAATGGGAACTGCTCATCCCCCAATACGGTTGCTCTTGCAAACGATTCTACGCCGAATGGAAAGCGGCTAATCCCCCCGACTTCTCATCCCCCGAAGCATTCTTTGCCTGGGGCGTTCGGCTGCACAACGCAGTCAACGCGAAGCTTGGCAAGCCTGAAATCACGATCGACGAAGCCTATAAAATCTGGAGGAAATCAGATGGCTTGGAAGTTAAAACAAATCTCGAACAACGTCCATGAAATAACGATCGACCTAAGCAGAAACAAAGACTGGGAGCAATGGGTTTTGCTCCGGTCGGATGTTCACCACGATAACCCGAAGTGCGACCAAGACCTAGAGCGGCAGCACTTGCAAGAGGCCCTTGATTACGATGCCCCCATCATTGACAACGGCGATTTGTTTTGCGCGATGCAAGGGCGTTGGGATAAGCGGGCAGATAAATCAGCACTCAGGCCAGAGCATCAGGGGAGCAACTATTTCGATTTGCTTGTCGAGACAGCGGCAGACTTTTATGAGCCGTTCAAAAGCCACCTAGCGGTACTTGGCAGGGGCAACCATGAGACAGCAATGACCAAGGCCCATGAGACGGACCTGACGGATAGATTGGCATCGCGTTTAAGGCATCGCGGCGGTATCGCTGAGGCTAGCGGATACGGCGGTTGGGTTATCTTCCGGTTTAAGGATGGGGGCCAATCAGGTGCCAAAGCGATTAAAGACACGGTAATGCTTCACCACTATCACGGGACGGGCGGCGGCGGGCCAGTGACGCGGGGGACAATCCAGACCAATCGCCTTGCTGTATTTACCCCCGATGCAAATATCGTATTGACGGGGCACACTCACGACGAATGGCAAATGCCGATCAGGCGGCAACGGATCACGATCTACGGCGGCATCTACCATGATGAACAGCTGCATATCCGAGTTCCAGGATACAAGGATGCATGGGGCGATGGCGACGGCGGTTGGGAAGTTGAGAAGATGCTAGGCCCGAAGAATATCGGCTCGGCGTGGCTTAAATTTTGGTGGGACTGGAAAAATGGTTGCGTTCGGTACGATTCGCAGAGGGCGAAATAGTGAAGGCCATAATCCGCAAACAAACCTGGACTATCCGCGACGACACAAGGCCGGACGAATTTGGCTATTGCGACCTCGAAGGCGATCGAGGCCAGCCTAGAACGATCGGCATCCGCTCAGGGCTAGACGAGGGGCAAGACCTGGACACAACGCTTCACGAATGCTTGCACGCAGCAATGCCAGACCTGTCCGAAGAGGCGGTGACGGAAATCGCAAGCGACCTTGCCAGGGTGCTTTTGGCGCGTGGTTTCGGGCGTTCCTAGCCACCTAGCCAAAAAAACCACGATCTTTTTCCCTGCGTTTTCGTTGGCGAAACGAATATTTTGGGAAACTTCGATATCTTTATCGGTAAAGGTGTTGACCTTTGTTTGGCCGGTCGATTAATATACACACGTACAGCAAGTCGCTGACGCAAACCACTAACCGGAGACGATACGATGAACGCAATAGCAACGCAAGCAGACTGGGCAGTTGAGACGGTGGCGATTGTTGCCAAGTCATTCGAGGCAATCAACGGCAATGCTTTCGCCTACTTGTCGGACGAGATCAAAAACGCAATGCTTTTTAAGATGTGTTTTTCGCCAAAAGTCCTCGGGCAGTACGATTCTAGCGAGTTGCTGCGATTGCACGAAGTCGCAGGCTCTTGGTATCCAAGGCCAGCACGCTAGCCCACTGACCAGCCACCAACGGCGAAACCCTTCGGGGTCTTTTTACTCACACTTTTTTGGAGACGATACGATGAACGCAGAGATGATTCACGCAACGCTCGGAGCCTGGGACGCGGTCGGACACTTGCCGATTTGCACAAGGCAAGTCCAGGACGCAACGGATCAACTGGCCGAGGCGGTGCAAGCGGCTCTTGAGTCTTTCGAGGGCGTCGATTCGGTCACTTGGGAACACGGCTCGATGGGCTCGATGTATTTCGACCTTTGGCACGATAATGACGATTGGACCATATCGGTCAAGGTCCGTGTAAGCAATCACAAGGCAGGGGCCAGGGCTTGCGAAAATGCAGCGGATATCGTTGTGGGCGATTCGGTCGAGGAAATCGCTAGGCAGCTTGCCAAGGCACGCCAAGCGATCGCAGACGAAATCGAATTGGTCTTGGGCTAGCCCCATGAAACCCTGCACCAAATGTCAGACTACCAAGCCCCTCTGCGAGTTCCGCAAATACAACCGGACTCGCGACGGGCTAGACACTCAATGCCGAGCCTGCCGACAGGCGAAGGCCAAGACAGCAGAGGCACGAAACAACCCATCGACGCTAGCCAATTGGGCACGCGGGACGCTGGCGAAATTACACTTAACCGAAAGGGATTATTCGTGAAAAAAACGAACGAAGAATTGATCGACGACATCCGGCGAGCCGGACAGGCGATCGATGAGAATTGGGACTGGGCTTTTCCCATTGGCAAGGAAGTTGATATTTTCTGGTTGCTAAAAATCGAAAGCCATGCCAACGCACTTGCGATCTACTGCAAGCTACTTCGGCAGCGGCTTGAAGCACAGCAACCAACACTAACTGAGAGGGATTAATCGTGAAAGTTCGAGTCGAATACGTAGTGCCTACCGAGGCCGGAATGGACGTGGAGTCTAGGTACGACGCGGTAGAATTTGAGACCTACCAAGCAGGGGACCACGAAAACTGGGCCGAAGCGGTGCTTGATTTCGTTCGCCCGGCGATCTACAGCGCTCAGCCCATTTTGATCGAGGCGTTGCACTTGATTAGCGACGGGCAAAATTTGCGTGGGTTTCTTGTTCAGCAAAAACGCCAAAAGGTGCTTGACTTGATCGAGTGGCTACAGGCCGGTCTTGCTGAGGCAGACGAAGCCCAAGACCCATCAATCCAACACTTGAGAGCAACACTAGCGGAGGGCGAATAATGGCAGAACAAATACCGGGCGTACCGGAGGGCTGGGAGTTGGTTCATGCAATGAGACAAGCGATCTATGGAGAGCATTACATCGGCTCAGACGGGGTTGTGCGAAAATGCCTGAGGGAAAAAGAATCAATGTACGCCTACCCCATCATCCGCAAGATCGAGAAGCCCGCAGCGTATCGACCGTTTAAGGATGCGGAAGAGTACTTGCCACACTGGGGCAAGCCGATCCGCCAAAAGGGGGGCTCAGGCTTTGATAGCGTAGTTAGCACTAGCATGATTGGCATTTACGTTGCGGCTACAGCGAAGATCTATTATCACTCAATGGCTGACGCTTTCGAGCAGTTTACGTTTGCCGATGGAACCCCCTTTGGAGTACGCATTGATGAATAACGCAACAGTCAACGTAAACACAACGCAACCAGCACCCTGGGAGGCCATAGGACGCAAGGCGGCATCGGCCGAGGGTATTGAGTGGTCAACCTTCGTCGGATTGGCGATCGTCGATCGGGCTATTCGGGTGCTCCAATTGGATCCCGTCGAAGCCTGGGCAGCATTGCCCGAACGAAAGCGAGGGCGGCCAGTCCACTACAACCCCAAAGACGCGCCAGCGGTCAAACGAAAGCGAGGGCAGTCCAATGGATGAGTTTTATTTGCTGGTTACGGCTTGGCATGAGTGGGGCAAAGGCTCGAAGCTACGCCAGACGCCGAAGAGAAAAACGCGGATAACGAGGGTGGCGAAATGCACCTTCGACAAGGACGCTGTTTATGATGGCGTTAAGACGGGCCAATGGTTTAAGATTGAGATTTACGACAGCCCCTTTCGAGGGATGCTTGACGCGGTTTTCGTTGGCTTGTCTTCCGACCCTGGAATCAGGGCAGCGGAAGCACTTGCCGAGCGAATGGTATCGGGCTTGTCCCTTGCGAGCGGCGTGAAATGGGAAGCCAACTGCGGGCCGATCGACGCCGAAGACGCGGCGTTACTTAGAATTGAATTGGAAGTTGTTTAACCTTTTTTGGAGATTGAAACGATGAAGACATTAGCAGAGCAAGGGTACATGCCGATCGCGGAAGCGGTAAAGAAATGCACTGGCCAAGAGCCACACGTCCAGACCGTTCGGCGGTGGGTGAAAAAAGGGCTTCGCGGATTTCGCATTGAAGCAAAGTTTGTTGCAGGCGAATACCTTACGACAGTTGACGCAGTTAATGATTTTATCGCCAGTGTCAGCAAAGCTAGGCTTGACAAGCAAGGGGGTGCATCGTGAATAAATTCGACGCGTTAGCACAGTTCCAAGGCTGGCCCCCTGAGTGGCAGCGGTTGTGTGCGGAATACTGGATTGAGACGGGCGAGGATCGGCCAGCGGTGCAAGTCTGGACTACTGCCGACAAGCTAGAGCCAGCCAAGAAGCTTACGGTTTCGCTTTCGCAAGATCAACCCAAGGCGGCGAAGGTGGCAGCTAAAGCTTCGATTGGGTACACCCACAGCGGATACCCAGTTCAGTTGTGGGAAAAAGATGCAATTGACGGCATGATCCATCAGCAGCTAAACGACACGGCGATTGCGAAAGCTATGGAGTTAGGCTGGCCTTTTCGCAGGACCAAAAGAGCATGGGAGCAATTAGCTTACGGGCGAAGGAAGCTAGCTATCGGGAAGGGCGGTTGTAAATAATGGAAATCCTTCTACTTTGCTTTTTCGTCGGTGGCTTTACGCTCGGCTCTGCTTTCGGTTGCGGCTGGACGCTATGGGCAATGATGGATCGGGAAAACAAGGCCCGCAAGGCCTCCCCTGAGTTGATGGCAACGATGCAAGAGGCCTACCGTGATTGACCCTACCGAAATCTGCCGAGCATTGTTTGCTGGTGGCTGTGTTGCGATTCTTTTACAGATTTTTGCTGAGGTGATTTATGGGGACTGACTATTACAAAATCAAAGCCCTCTCGCACTCGATGCTATCATGCTTGGCCCAAAACCCGATGGAATGCCGGATGCGTTACGTCGACGATCCGCCAAGCTTACCGCCAAAAGACTCGGCAGCGTTCGCTATGGGTCATGCGGTGCATTGCCTAGCCCTTGAGCCTGAGCGGTTCGATGAGCGGTTTGTTGTCGTCGAGAAAGTGCTATCGGCTAACTCGACGGCGGGACAGATCGCGACATTCGTTCTTGACGAAAAGACAACGGGGCAAGACTTGCCTTGGATCGCCAAGCCCAAAGGAATTAACAGGCGAACTAAAGCGGGTCAAGCCGAATGGGATGAGTTTGTCAGCGATTGCGCCCTCAAGGATTTGAAGATTGTTGACGACTCAGACTTTGTCAAGGCGATGGATTACGTTGATTTAGTCAAAGGCAAAACCATCCTCGACCAACAAGACTACGCCGACGCGGTGGCTTGCGTCCAGGCATTAAACAACCATGCCGAGTTTGCAACGATCATGGCGCAGCCTCGACGAGTAGAAGTGGAGCATCATTTTGATTTGTTCGGGCATCGGTTCAAGGCTCGGCTAGATTGCGTTATTGACTCGATGCGGCTCATCCTAGACATCAAGACAACTGACGACGCAAGCCCGGATCGGTGGAAGTGGTCGGCGGTTGATTACGGGTATCATCGGCAGCAGATCATTTACCAAGAGGCGTTGCGACAGGCTACGGGGAAGGGCTATCGATTCGCGTTCGCCGTGGTCGAAAAACCGAAGCCATCGACGCGAGGCATACCGCCGACCGTGGCTCTTTACGAACTAGAGGAAGAGTCGGTTTTAATGGGGGTGGAAGACACGCAAGACCTTGTTTGGCAGTACGAGCGACGAACGAAAGAAAACGATTGGCAGCAACCTTACAGCAGCGGGATCGTCCCGTTGCGGTTGCCAAGGCGAAGGGTTTACGAAGGAGAATAGAACGATGACAAAAACAACAACAGATCAACCAGCGGCAGCGGTAGAGATCCCTACGGGAAAACAGCCAACGGGGGCCGTTGCGGTGGTTCAGGCGGCCAGGAAGGTTCTTACGTTTCGGGAGCGATGTTACGAAATTAGCTTCCCGATGCTCAAAAGCATGGTAGGCGAAGAAAGGGCCAAGGAGGCATCCGGACGCGTCGCAGCGGCATTGGCGGCATCCAGGGCGGCAGCTAGAGACCCGAAGGACTTTGACCTATGCACGGTCGAAAGCATTGGTCGGGTAGTCGCAATTTCGGCTCTTACGGGCATCTACCCTGGGACCGGTGCAACAGCTTTGGCCTATGCGATTCCCAGGAGACCGCGACAAGGCGAAGACCCGCAGTTAACCTACCAGCTATCCCATCGCGGCTTGAACGCTTTAGCGAATCGGGCGGGGGCGCACATGGTTGCGGTTCCGATCAGCGACAAAGATCAGATCGAGGTAACTGAGACCGGCGACGTTGTTATTAAGTGGATGGACCTGGACAACCCACCAACAACCGAAGCGGAACTGCGGGGCGTTGTGGTCTTGGTTAAGCGACTCGATACCGGGACGCTTGTTTATGCGGGATGGGTCCCGAAGAAGCTTATTCACGAACGCCGAGACGTTTCGGATTCGTACAAGTACGCCGAAAGCCCGAAGGGAGATTGGTCTAAAGGCTCAAGCCCTTGGCACGCATGGTACACACCGCAAGCGATGAAAACGGCGATGCACTACGCAATAGCCCGAGGCTGGTGTGTGATTGACGACACAGACGCTCAACGGGCTTTGTCGGCGGACGTTGAGAGCGATATCATCGACGTAGAATCCAGGCCCCTGGATCGCGTCAAGCTTACCCGTAACGAACTACCAGCGATCGAGGGGCCAGCGGAATGATCGAGTCAATCTACGGGCTCAAGGTGTTCGTTGACGATCGTATTTGCGTCAAGGTTGAGCGAAAGCAAATTCGATTTCCAAGGTCAAGCAAAGTAAGGATCCGCAAAAAGTGGGCAAAGCAAGGAAAGAACTTTACCGAAAAGGTAGCTCATGTTGCATACCGACAAGGAAGAAACCTTTTTGTGTCGACCGAGATTTACAAGTCGCTCAAAAATGGATTGATCGACGAAATGAAAACGCACCCGCTTTTTAAGGAGGAGGGGCCAACGGAATAGCGAACCAGGATCGGCGGCGTGGTGGGAACACGCTGGCAAAACGGATGGTGCATCGGGTGCAGCTTCCTGAGTTCCGAACAGCAGGTTCAAATCCTGCCCGATCCTTTTGCCAACCCACTTCGAGGCGGCGTATGGAGGTGAATGATGAGCGATAGCGTTTTGATTGGATTAAACCGAAAGGGCAATGCTTTGCTCTGCTATTTTTGGGGCGAAACGGACTGCCCGGAGGTTGTTATTGCGACGGCCACGGAACATGTAAAGCGAGCGATCGCAGAAAACTGGACCGGCGATGAGGACTCAGAAGAGACCATCAAAGCGATGTTTGAGATTGCGTCAAACGACTTTTCGCTAGGTGGAAGGTTTAAGTTTGAGTTCGAGATTGGCGGGGCGGAGTTTACAGATGTTTGCGTGAATTTGGCGGCGCATGAAGGTATTCAATGACATGGCTAGTCGTATTTTTTGTTTTTGTGTGCTTGGTTGTTTTGGTTTTTTCCTAGGGTGCAAGTCACCCGCAACGTATGAAATCATCGAGGTGAAACATGGCGAAACGATGCTCGATATGCACGGATGGAATCGAGGCGTCTGGCGTCGACAGATGCCCGAAGTGCCAAGACTTAACAGACTTGAATATCGATCGGATTTCGATCCTGCTTCGGCACGCCAAGAAAATCCCGCGACGGGCCGAGCGGTACTTGGCCAGGGTCGAACACTTCCGAGAGATCGACGCTAAGACAGAGCAACCGCCGAAGGCTGCCGTTGAGGTGATGCCTGAGCCGGTCATTGAAAAGCGTTGCAAGATTTGCGGAACGCCCCCACGGCTCAAGGATCGCAACTGTTGCCGGGAGTGTTTCGGAATCAAGAAAACGATTAGCGACCCTTACGAGATTTGCCAGCACTTGATTCAAAAGCGACCTGAAAAGGCGGCTCAGTATCAAGCGATGGCCGACCAACACCGGCAGCGGATGATCGAATCGGCGGTTGACGCAGAAAGGCAGATCCGAATCAACAGACGGCTAGCGGAATTGGCGGCATCAACCAAGCCTTGCAAGCCGAGAATTGTGACAACCAACGGGGTCGAGTCGACGTTGAGTTATTGGCGGTGCGGGCGTTGTCGAAACGTATTGACAAGGCCGAATTGCTTGAAGTGCGAACAGATTATTAAGGGAGAGATTCAAGATGAGTAAAGTTGAAGCATTTTGGCAAGACGCAACGGCTGACGATGTTGCGCGGGTGATGGCAGGGGAGACGGTCGAGGCTAGGTTTCGGGATGATGAGAAATCGGCATGGTTTATATCGGGGCTTGCCGGGTGGACGGCAGGAATAATTCAGTGGTATTCAACCGACGGAGACTACTGGAATCACTGCCAAGTCTACCGCGAGCCCTCCTGGTGGACCAACAAGCCCGATCCGGGGCCGGGGTACAGGCTGCT